CACGCTCAAGGACATCACGCCAACAAGTTTTACAGTAGGCATAGCTGATGCCGCGACAAAGACTGGTTATGGGTACTCCACCTATGGCAACTTTGCCTATGGCGTGGCGCGTCCCGATACAGGCTCTGTAACTCCAGCAACGACTTGGAGCTTGGACACCTTTGGTGAGTACCTGATCGGTTGCTCTGACTCAGATGGCAAGCTCTACGAGTGGCAGTTGGGATTCTCAACGCCAACGCTGGCGGCTGCCATCACCAACGCGCCGACAGGATGTCAGGCTGTAATGTCCACCGCCGAGCGATTTATCTTTGCGTTGGGCGCGTCCAGCAACCCTAGATCGGTGAAGTGGTGCGATCAGGAGAACAATACTGTATGGACGGCTGCGGCAACCAATCAGGCGGGTGACTTTGAATTGCAGACAGTTGGCGCGTTAAAGGCAGGCAAAAAGGTGCGCGGCATCAATTTACTGTTTACTGATGTGGATGTACACACCGCCACATATGTCGGACTTCCATATGTGTATTCGTTTGAAAAAGCTGGCAGCGGTTGCGGTTTGATTTCATCGCAGGCCGTTGCAGCTATCGACACTGCCGCGATGTGGATGAGTACATCAGGCTTTTGGCTTTTTGATGGTTACGTTAAGCCTTTGCCTTGCGATGTGTCTGATTATGTATTTCAGAATTTGAACTACAGCCAAGCAAGCAAGGTGTACGCCGTACACAATAGCAAATATGGTGAGATATGGTGGTTCTACCCATCCAGCGCCAGCAACGAAGTGGATTCTTACGTAATTTTCAACTATCGCGAATCGCATTGGAATATAGGTTTACTGTCTCGCACAGCAGGCACTGACCGAGGCGTCTATTTGCAGCCACTGATGGTGTCGTCTGACGGCTACATCTATGAGCATGAGGTTGGCTATGCCTACGATGGCGGCTCTGTTTATGCCGAGTCTGGACCTTATGAGATCGGCTCTGGTGAGAACATCATGTCGGTACGTCAGGTGATCCCCGATGAGCAGACCTTGGGCGAGGTACAGATCAGCTTCAAGTCGCGGATGTACCCGACATCAACTGAGACAAGTCACGGCCCATATCCAGCGGCGCAGCCAACTGATGTGCGGTTTGCTGGGCGTCAGGTAAAAGTCAAATATACAGGTGCAGTTTTGGAAGATTGGCGCGTTGGCGTGAATCGATTTGATGTCGTGACGATGGGTAAGCGTTGACAGACGAAGAGGATTTAGAGAGGCTGCGCCATCACGTTGAGGCGGCACTAGAATACTCTGGTGGAACTCATGGAATTGAGGACATCGCAGAGGGTCTCAAAAAAGGCAGATTTCAATTGTGGCCTGCTGACGACTCTGTGGTGGTGACTGAGATCATTGTCTACCCGCGACTCAAGAATTTGCACTTCTTTCTTGCTGGCGGCGACCTAGATGAACTCCGATTGATGCGACCTTTGATCGAATCGTGGGGTAAGAGCATGGGTTGCACGCGAGTGTCTTTAGCTGGCCGTCAGGGTTGGGCAAAGACATTCTTACGAGATGAGGGATACAAACCAAAGTGGTTTGTATTAAGCAAGGATTTGTAAATGGCATACGAAGATTTGATAGCGGGTAAGGGATGGACGAATCTGCCGCCACCTCAATTTGGTGGTGGTCTTCTTGACGCGTCACCAGTAAATCGCTATCAGCAGATCATGTCGCAGATGCAGCAGTTTAATCAGCCAGTGCCACAAGGCTTGCTTGATGCCACTGGTGGCTATAACCCTGTCATTTACAACATCACGCCAGAACAGACACAGGCAGTTAATAAATTTAACGCTGAATTGAATAAATTTGGCGGTGGTAGTAGCGCCTCTATTGCATCACAACAGGCGGCATTTTCTGCTGCTATGGATGGATTGACGCCAGGCGAGCAAGCCGCAGTCAATGCTATGACTGTCCCCAATATTGTCAATTTTCTGATGCCGTTACCTTTACAGATTTTGATGAATGTGATGGGCGTTGATGCGCCTGGCACTACCTCAAGCGGCGGTGTCAGCTCCACCAGCGGCAGCCCCATGACAGGCATTGCCAGCAAGGGTACTGTTGGTCAAGTGGCTAATGCTGTTACTACGGCTAATGCCGCAATAGCCAATGCAGTTGGAGCTGGCGTTGGTGGTCTTGGCACATCAGTTGGAACTACTGGAGGCGTGAGTTCTTCAAGTGGTAGTCCAATGGGTGGCATGGGAAGTGGTGCTAAAGGCGCTGCTGTATCGGCAGGAGTCAGTACAGGCGGCGGTGGAGGTAGTAGCAGTGGTGGCGGTAGCGGTGGATCTGGTCTAGGCGGCATGGGTACAGGCGCAGCAGGCGCAGCCGCATCAGCAGCCGCTGGAGGCGGTGGAGGCGGTGGAGGCGGTGGTGGTGGAGGTTGCTGCTTCATCATGCTTGAAGCTCGCTATGGTGATGGCACTATGGACAGGGTTGTGCGCCGTTATCGTGATGAAAAAGTCACTGAAAGAAACAAGCGTGGCTATTACAAATTGGCTGAAGTCTTTATCCCATTGATGCGTAAGTCAAAGCTATTCAGCTTCTTTGTGGTTAAGACATTTGCAGATCCTGCGGTGTGCTACGCCAAGTGGTATTACGGCGAAAATAAATGGGGTTGGATATTCAAGCCACTTGAAAAGTTCTGGATGTCATTGTTTGACACATTGGGAACAGATACAAAATTCATTCGTGAAAACGGCGAAACAGTTTAAGGGGTAAGAAATGAGCAAAGACAGCGGCGGCAGCCAAACAGCAACAACTAGCATTGATCCACAGATCAAAGAGCAGTACCTCAAGAATCTTGAGCAAGCAAAGAGCGTTGCTAGCGGCCTTGGCGTACAGCAGTTTGCTGGATTCAATCCTTTGTATCAGCAGGGTGAAGAGCAGCTTGTAAATCTTGGACTCAAGCCCTTTACTGGCGCTGACATTCAAGAATTCATGAATCCATATGAGCAGCAAGTCATCCAAGGCACATTGGGAGACATTGAGGAGGCACGCCAAATGGCTGCACTGCAAACAGCAAATCAGGCAAGCGCGGCTAAAGCGTTTGGCGGTTCAAGATACGGCGTACAACAATCGCTGACAGATCAGGCGGCATTGCAGCAGGCCGCCAAGACAGCAGCGCAGATGCGTCAAGCTGGTTATGCAACGGCTACACAAACTGCTATGAACGCTCGCAACTTGGGTATGCAAGGGGCGCAGACAGTATTAGGTCTTGGCGGTGCTAGGCAGCAGCTTGAGCAGGCAAGACTTGATGCAGCTCGCAATATTGGTTTGCAAAGACTTGGCGTTGTTCAGAGCGCATTGACTGGTCAGCCTGCAAACCTTGGCGGTACTACAAGCCAGCCGACATATCGTAATCAAACCTCTGGCGCTTTAGGTGGTGCGGCTGCTGGTTATCAACTTAGCGGTGGTAATCCATATGCAGCGGCTGTTGGTGGCCTACTTGGATATTTGGGATGAACTACCTAGACTACTTACTCAAGCGCAATCAGGCAGGGCAGCCAGGCTTGCGTATGCCATCAGCCAACTATGGTGATGGACAGGGTATGCGTATGCCTACAGAGTCATATGGCGATGGGCTTGGCATCAATCCACCAGCGTCATTTGGTAATGTCTCAGGCGCATCAATGCCGCAGATGAATCCAATGTTGGCTATGTCTTTGCTTCAGCAGGGACAGCCACAGGTGCAAGAGATGCCAACAATGCAAATTCCTGCTGGAAGTAATCTAAGCTATGAAGAATTGTTGAAGATGTATGGTATTCAAGGACTACTTGGTTGAGGTAAAAAATGGCAACATTCGCAGACTTATATAACGCAATACCTGGTCCTACTGGTTATCAGCCACTAGCACCATCAGCAGGCTCGCCAATGAACTTTGGTGGCTTACTATTTGGCGGCATGGATGGTGGCCTCAATGAGTACCTGACAGAAGAGCAGCGCCAAGCGATGCAACGCCAAGCGATGCTGTCAGCGGCGGCTGCACTGCTTAAATCAAGCGGTAGAAGCACCACAAAGACAAGTCTTGGTCAAGCACTCGGACAAGGCTTGGAGGCTGGCGCCGCAGGCTATCAGCAGGCACAGCAGGGTGCAATTGCACAGTTGATGACCAAGCAGAAGCTGGATGAGGCAAAGAGGGCGCAACAGGTTCAAGAAAATTATCAGCGCATGATTTATGGCCAACCTACTGAGGGTCAGGCCATCACACCAGAGCAGGCTATTTCAATGCAGGGTATGCCTGTTGGTCCAACAGTACAACGTGCTGCCATGATTAATCAGCAATTGCCTGCTGGACAAATGCCTACTGGTGGAGCAGTTCTGTCTCCTCAAATGCGAGCATTGTTGTCTTCTCTGCCTGCTGAAAAGGGCATACCTGAGATGATCAAACTGATGCAGCCACCAAAAACAACTGGTCAAGCATTCAAAGGCGCTGATGGTAAGTTTTACATACAAACAGAAACTGGTGGCGTGATACCAGCACCAGTTACGCCTGCCGACTTGGGCGCTGAAAAGTTTGGTACACCAGTTCCAATGTTGATGGATGGCAAAACTGTAATGGTTCAATTCAACGAAAAAGGCGATAGAAGAATTGCACCAAATGCAATGCCATATGAGCCACAGTCGCAAGACATCCGAGGTTTTGAATACATTACTGGCAAGCCATTGGCTGGTACAGGTCCAGCGGGGGTTCAAGCTGTTGGCGAATATCGTAGTCAAGTTGCGCCAAAGAATATTGTTAATGTGCCTGACTTTACTGCTGGTGAGCGAGGCTTTAAGAACGAAAGAGATTTGGGCAAAGACTTCAAAGGCGAGCCTATCTATAAAGACTTCAACGACATGAAAGCTGCTTATGGTCAGGTGATTACAGCACTTGACCAAGGTACACCAATTGGTGATGTTGCTGGTGCAACCAAGGTGATGAAGTTGCTCGACCCTGGCTCTGTCGTGCGCGAAACTGAACTTGCTATTGCTATGCAAGCATCTGGAAGATTAGATCGACTGCAAAATTATTTCAGTCTATGGGCATCTGGGCAAAAGCTCACACCTACTCAACGCGATGACTTTAAGCAATTGTCAGCAGAGCTTTATGCGGCTGCTGGTCAGGCTTATAACCAAAAGCGTGGTGAGTACAAAAATTTTGGCGGCGCATATGGATTCAAGAATCTTGATACTGCGCTTGGTGAAGAAGCAAAACTTCCATCAATTATCAGGAAACAACCTGGCGGCGCAGCCAAGCGTATGCCAATGACAGATATCTTCAAACGTCCCCAATGAGGCAAAATCATGAGTGATTTAAAGAAGCAGATTGATCTAGCCAGAAAAGAGGGCTACCAAGATGATGAAATTATTCAGTTTCTATCAAGTGGCATGGGTGATGTGCCTGATTTAGCACCTCAAATCAATACCGCCATTGAGAACAACTACACACCATCAGAAATATTGAAGTTCTTGTCTGAGCGCAAATCGCCTGCTTATGAAGCTGGCGCGAAGAAGTCGCAGATGGAAAAAGGATTCTTGACGGCCATGCAGGGTCCGACAATGGGTTTCTATGACGAGATCGCAGGAGCTGTTGCTGCACCAATAAGAGCCATCACTGAGGGCGTTCCACTGTCTCAGGCATACCAAGAGCAGCGAGACATCATTCGCGGCGCTGTTGGGTCTTACACCAAAGAAAATCCATATTCATCTATGGGATTGCAGGCAGCTGCCACATTGCCAACATTGGCGATTGGCGCACCAGCAAGGGTTAGCCAAGCCGTCACACGCAATGTTGTCATGCCTGCTGTTGAGGCTGTATCGCCAAGGCTTGCACAGTTTGGACGCTACCTTACTCAGCCACCCGCAGCAGGCCAAGTCATGGGTATGGGTCAGCGTATGGCGCAGGCCGGTGCTGCTGGCTTGGGCTATGGCGCTGTTGGCGGTCTTGGTACATCTGAGGGTGAAACCATTTCCGACATCAGCAAAGATGTGGCAAAGAGTGCTGCCATTGGTGGCGTGGTAGGTCCAATATCTCAGCCAGTGATGGGAATCCTTGGCGCTGGTGGCCGTCAGATCGCCGCGAGAGTGTCACCAGCAAGAGCTGAAACCTATGCACAGCAAAAGGTGGCCGAGGCTTTACTGCGCGACACGCCACCCGATCTGCTTGCCAGCGCATTGACTATGTCGCAGGCTCGCATGGGCAAGCTCGGTACAGAGGCTCGCATTGCTGATGTTGGTGGTGCGAATATGCGCCAATTGTTGGACACCATTGCACCGCTGCCAGGCGAGACAAAGCAAGCCTTCGAGCGTCCCATCATGGAGCGCCAAGCTTGACCCGCAGGCCGGCCTGTTTCCGCTGCTGATGAGGCCTCAGGCCCCCAACGCTCGCAGT